CACTGACCCCTATGGCGGCTCCCACCTTATAGTCGCGACCAGTGGCTGCCCTTCTTATTAAGGAAGACTGGTCTTTCACGGTGTTGTATCGATGCACAATACCGAATCCGCCGGCCTCCCCCATAGCAAAAGCCATGTCCTCTCCAGTTACAGTATCCATAGGCGAAGAGATTATAGGCAATCTAAATTTATGTTCGCCAATCACAGAAGAAGTATCAACCTCCGACCTTGATTCTATGTCTGATCTCTGAGGTATTAATAGTACATCATCAAAGCTCAGGGCTGTCTTGAATTTCTTCACTAATTTCCTCACTTTCTTCTTTATTATAGCATGATGTGCATACCAAGTCAATGTTTTCTGAGTACTTATTTACGTGCCAATCATCAATATTTTCATCCTTTGCCGGCGGCCTATCACAAGTACTGCATTTTACCTGCTTCTTGAAGTTGGCCATAGAAGATTTGAAATCTTTCATGAACTGCTTTCTAGCCTGGACGAATTGCTTTCGTTTTATTTTCCTTGCAAAGCTTCCCATTACTTGTCCCCTGTTGAGCCAAGTGCACCGTCGCCCCTGGTCGTTTCTTTTCCGTAGATGTTATCTTCTTCTATGACCTTCAATGCAGGCTTCTCAATCCTAACAAATACACCTTGTGCAACCTTCTGTCCTGGCTCGATAAATTCTACATCCTTTCCGATGTTGTGAAGGTTCACGAAGATTTCTCCTGTGTATCCCTCGTCCACGACACAAGCACCTGTGATGAGATGTAACTTACTAGCCACACCCGACTTGTTCATGATTTGCAGCATGCAATCTGAGGGTACCTCCATCTTCACTCCAGTCTCCAATAAGACGCTCTGGCCTGGCTGGATTCTTACGGCTGCCCCTTCGATGGGATTAAAGAAAAAGTCCATCCCAGCGTCTGTTCTATGTGCCCTAACTGGTAGTTTCGCATCGGGCCTGGTGCGGAACACTCTTACTCTACTATTGTCTAATGATGCCATTGTTTTCTCCTTTATGCTAATAGCTTGAACATCTTTCTCATACTGAATGTGGAAAATCCCCACTGTTGATTATAGTTTAGTCTGGCCATATAGGGCCGGTTGATTTGGACAATATCCTTGGTGGGGTCAACACCCCAGCATCGAATAGTTGTCATCTCGTTGTTGTCGTCAATCACCTTTACTACGTAAAAGTTCTTGCCGTTCTTTGATTTCTTTAGTGTGCACTGCCGAGGAATAAACCAAGTCACGCCCAACTCAGGGTCGAACTCTGAGATAGGGGGAACATAAAGTTCGTTCAGCTTTTGTCTTACCCTTGGTGTGACCACTGCATTGATTGGGAAAACGCCAGTCAAGTTTACCAGATACTCTAGCTTCTCTTCCTCCGAGAAGTCCCCCTCTGGTTCGTACGTTGCAATGTTCTCAATAAGGTTCTTTTCTTTCCGAGGCCTATCCTCTGCGACAGCAGCATAGAAGTGCTGCATACCGGAGAACCTGTCGTCTTGCAATGTATTAAGTGCCTGAGAAAGACACAGAGCCGAGATAGACTTCTTGTTTAGTTTAGAGTAAGTAATCTTCGGGTGGAACAAGAACTCCTCAATAGTATTGAATGGTCTGTGTTCGATGATTTGCTCAATCGCTTTGATACCCAGGCCCTTGATAGAGGACAGGGGCTGAATCAAAGTCTTTCCATCATCGCTGATTTCCCAGCCTACTCCTGACGTATTCACGTTGAGCTGTTCTACATTGTAACCAAGTGACTTGGCTGTTGCGATTGCTCTTTCTTTTCTTGTCTCCGGCTCCTTATCCAAAAAGGCTGCTAGCCATTCTGATGGATAGTAGTTAAGAAGATAAGCACACTGATAAGAGAGCACGCAATAGGAGACGGCATGAGATTTGTTAAAACCATAACCTGAAAAGTACTCAAATGTTTCCCATAATTCTCTAGCTTCATAATCTTTCATTCCTTTCTCCAAGCATCCGCGCTTGAATTTATCAAAGATCTTGTCTTTCTGAGCCTGGACTTCGCCAGTACCCTTCTTAGTAAGTAGTTTTCTGAGCTTATTACCTTCATCCAGGGATAGGTCCTTGCCCAGCTTGTGAGCCAGCATAGCAATCTGCTCCTGAAAAATAAGGAAGCCGTATGTTTCTTCCGTTACTTCTCGCACATGCTTGTTGACGTACTCCACATCTTCTGGGTTTGACTTTGCTCCAATGTACTTTCTATCTACTCCCGCGCCGAGTGGGCCTGGTCGATAGATAGAAGTGATAGCCGACAAGTCAATGATGTTATCTGGTCTAGCATTCTTACAGAACGATTGAGCACCAGTCTCTGTGAACTGGAATATGCCTGCCCACTTACCCTTGTGGAAGATGTTCTCCCAAACTTCTCTATCATCCAGGTCAATCTTCTCTGGATGCAGGTTCTTGTCGTAAAAGTCCTTGATGTCCGCAAACGTAGGGTTCTCCATTCCGTGATGACGCTTGAGGATACGCTCGATTGCGCCCTCCAACATGCGAAGAGAAGCAAGACCCAAGATATCAAACTTGATAAAGCCCATGGGCTCAAGGTGTCTTACATTCATACCCTCGGACCAAGGTGTTTGTCGAACTCCTCCTGAGTTGATAAGCGGCATCCACTGATCTAGGTTCTCACCCACAACAACACCACCAGCATGGCGTGAAGCCGAACGTGTCTGTCCGTATAGTTTCTCAATGTGAGTTCTGATGTGTGGATACTTCTCTAGAAAGCCCTGTAGGGACTCCGAGTATTCAACCAGCTCCTCAAATGTGGGAGCATACACACCAGATGTAATACCATGCTTGGCCTTGGCCCGAGGGGTCGCCTCATAAACCATCTTGCTAGTTACGTTGTTCGCTTCCTGGAAGTCAATACCGTAGAACTTTGAGATGTCTTTGATGAGTGACCGCAACTGAAGCGTGTTCCAGTTGGTAATTGGCACAACAGAGTTGTCACCCCACTGGTCAATCAGAATCTCTTTGAGAACCATTGGGTCAGACACATCATAGTCAATGTCTGGGTAGCCTGCGCCGCCCTTGGTTAAGAACCTTTCGAACTGAAGACCATACTTGATAGGATCTACTTGTGTAATGTTTAGAACGTACGCAACCAGCGACCCAGCGGCAGAACCTCGACCTGCACCAACCAGTTGCTTCTCTACTGCGACGTCAGCGATAGATTTCATCGTCAAGAAATACTTGGAGAAACCTCTTTCTTCGATGACGCTAACCTCATGCTTGAGGCGATCCACATACTCCTGGTTTGTATGGAGGTCAAGGGACCGAAGACCCTCAACACAGAGGGCAGCCAAAGTTTGTCCAGCTGTCGAGCCCTCTGGTACGACGAAGTTCGGAAGCCGAACCTCGTTGTCTGGTAAGAATGCCTCAATCCTCTCATGCGCAATCTGGTGTGTTCTGGTGATTGAGTCGAGAACCAATTTGTCATCATACTTTACTCCGCACTCTTCCGAGTATTTCTTGTAAGATTCGAACATCTGGTCGCCGTTCTTTGGATACAGTTCATAACCAATCTCCTCGACTGAAACAGGAAGTTCGTCTGATAAGTAGTCTGGCTTACCCTTACCTAACCAACCTAATCGCTTGTAAAGCTCTCGGTCTTTCCAAACGTCAGCATTGTAATAGTGTGAATCAGCGGTTGAGATAAGGTCAATGCCAAACTCCTGGTGCATCTGGATAATGTATTGGTTGAGGTCGTGTTGTTCCGGGACGTTATTCCACTGCAACTCACCATACCACCGGTCACCAAAGATAGATTGCATCTTCTGTGTTGTTTGTCGCATTGCTCCCAAGATAGCGTCGGGGCCAGTGTCTCGGTTCTCCCAGTAGTTTCCAGCATAGACGCCACCAAGACAAGCTGATGCTGCGATAACACCTTCGTTGTGTTTCTTGAGCATAGCGTAATCGACACGAGGATAGCGATAAAAGTTATCACTGGTATAAGACTTAGAAATCATCTTGAAGATGTTCTGCAAACCTGTCTGGTTCATAGCCAGCAAGATAAGATGTCGTCTTCTGTTGAGCACAGACTTGATGCGCTTCTTGGAAGAGCCCTCATCTTCTACCGTAGTTCCAGAGTTGTCGGCCTCATAGTCAGACTTCTTCTTGGAAGCAGCCTTGATTTCTTCATACTCTTCTTTCCACTTCGCAACGGATGGGATGAAGTAAGCTTCACAACCAAAGATTGGCTTGAACTCTTTGCCCGCCTTCTTCATCTTCTTAGCGTGCAGAACCTGCCAGGCCAAACCATTCATGTTTCCGTGGTCGGTAAGGGCTAGTGCATCCATACCGTTTTCATAGGCAAAGTCCATGTGCTCTGGTGGATAACCAAGGGCGTCAAATGGAGAGCCCGCAACTGAGTGTGCGTGTAATCCTACGAATGGGATGTTTGATTTCTTAGATGTCATTCACTAATTCTTTCATTTCTTCTACTGTTTCTAGCAATGTGGCTTTCACCACTTCTCTATCAATTTGGAACATCTCCATTATAAACCTTTCCTGGTCATTTGTCAAGTCTTTATATAGGTCCGGCAGGCCGGCATGCTCCTTGACCAGTGTTGGTACTAACTCGTAAGTTTCTTCTATGTTATTCATCTTCTTGTAATCCTCTCTTAAAGTGATATGGCTTTATAAATTTCTTGGACGGATTATATATCTTACTGTCCGACCTGAAGCATTCCTGGAGTGATCCCCAACTATCAAGAGTGTAAAACTCCGGTACTTCAAATGTATCTTGTATATCTATTATATCTAATCCGAAGATTTTGTCAAGTGAAAAATTACGGCTTGACCACCGCTCCTGGGCCGGTAAACTTTTATCTCCTCGGGTGCAACTTCTCTTTATATGCCACTTGTATTTGTTCCAGTCTTCTGGAAAAAAGGTGAATGCTAGTGGGTGGCCGTCCTTTACCGTTTCTCCCTTGTGCGTCACATAGAAGGACTCACCTCCTCTTATCCTAGCCCTGCATTTGACGAGAGGATACGGGCTATAAATACCACTCGGAAATGACACAAAATATTTTGATGGAACTACCCAAGAACTCATTTTACTCGATATTACGAATGCTGTAATCGCTCCATGTAGCACTGACCAACCTAGCGAGTCTCTTCTGTCTCTATCTTTTTGGGATATCGGGGTGTAATATATTGGTATATACTTCTCATAATCTGTCTTCTTTTTTACAAAATTCCAATTCTCAAACAAGATGGGGTCCAGCACGTAGTCGCCCAACCTCTTCTTGAGAAGTGGTGCTACATCATCGTTGCAAACTATCCAAATACTGTCGCAGCCGGCCAACGCGGTTTCGGTCACTGCTCTTTCTACTGCGAGATAACCTTCTCCGATTGGAGTCATGTAATCCGGCCAAGGAAAACCTAATACATCTTCTCTGCCAGACAAAGGTATTATCCCAGCCATGTGTTTTCCTTTCGGGGGATTATTCATTGATGATCTCCGTCAACGTAGGGTTTATAAATCTCAACTCTGGAGTGTCCTTGTAGATATTCTTGTCGCATTCAAAGACTAGCCTCTTTGAATGCGTAACCAGCGGTCTTCTATATTTTGTTGTGCCATTTTTATTCATTCCGGCGACTGTACCATTCACTCCTGACGTCCGCAGGTAACGTTCTACAACGAATTTAATGATACTGTCTGAATAGTCGAATTCTTGCAATTGCATCATTGTTAGGTGCGAATCTGAAACACAATCAGTTATAAAGCTAGCTCCGTCAACACGGCCGGATGTGTAGAAGTGCAAGCTCGACACAAATGAGTCTTCTTGTTTCATTGAAGGAATCGTTTTGACTGACCTGCCTAAATTCTTAAGTTCAAAATCATCGATGACGTGATATACGGGAGGATTCGGTGTTACTATGGGGTTCTCGTGAGTCAGACCCGTTGAATCAAAAATCTCGCATGTTTCAAATTCATATTCGTGAGCATCATTCTGGGAGAAGATTTTTATTTTATTACCTATTATTCTTATACTTTCCGTATTTTCAAATTGCAGAACCTTTCCCAATAGAGAATAGGGCAACAGCAATTTAGATAGTGCTTCAGGTTCTCTTTTGCAGCCGAGTATTGGAATCGAAAGCTCTCGGTAAAACAAGGGTGGACGTTTGCGAGTGTATATTAGAAAAGAGTCATTCTTTATCGCGTAGAATATGGACTCCACCGTGTTGCCTATCACTATCTTGTCTAATAACATATTCCTATCTCGAAATCGTATCTGGATCCCAAGCGCGCTCGTTGGTACCCTGTGCCACCCAGTGTTGTTCTCTGTGTAGTCGCATCATCTGGTAGGCAAATCTCATCAAGAATAGACATCAAGTCATTATACATCTGGTCTGCGTTAGATGTAAGTATAAATGTGTCCCCGTCGGTTGGTGATGTGTATCTTACCCATCTGTTCTGGTAATAAGATTTAGTAAAGACATAGAGCTTTGTGTTTGGGGATGCCGAGAGAGCATCAATCAGAGGCTCTGGCTCCAAGGTTGGGTCCAGATAAGACTGATCCTCTTCGTCCGTAAAAACGATTATGATCCTATCCGCTTCTGATCTCCAGTTTATCTTGAAGTCATATAACACAGGCATAGAGTCTATGCGGTGGAACCTGCTAGCCCATGACGCCGACGAAATGTCATAAGGAAGGCTTGCTGAAATCGTACTCACTGATATATACAGCGCATCTCTCAACATCTCGCTTGTTGTTCCAGGGCCAAAGGTGCCGGCGGAAGAGAATGCCGACATAAAATCAGCAAAGCTTGCGATATCTGTCTCTCTCCTCAGCCACTCAGTTTGTTGGTTTGGATGTATGCCTTCTACTGGAAAAACCCTAGGGCCAGTTATGAGGGCCCACTTTAGTTTTTGTTCTGCAGCAAACTGGCTAGCAAACCTGTTCATTGCTGCCTGCGTAGCGTTGATGCTGTACTCCATTGATCCCGACCAATCTAAAATGAAGAGTATGTCTGTGTCTGGAATGGCTTCTCCGAAGTCTGTGGTGCCATCACAGTCATTGTCTGCGCCGTCGCAGATCTCTCTACTTGGCACAACCTCGCCAGCACAAAAGTCAATAAGTAGGTCTCCATTCGACAGTTCTCCGAACCATTGACCTTCCTTACATACCATCTCTCCAAGTGCGCACACTCCCACTCCGCCAGTACCTTCTGGTCCAGAGTAGCAAGACTTCGTCAGACTCTCGTCGACAAGGTCATCGCAATCTTCGTCAAAGTTGTTACAAACCTCTGGGTTGACTGGGATGCCTAAAAGAGCATCGCAAACTTCTGGCTCGTCTGCAGGCACCAGATCTTCAGGCAACCACGCACACAGAGCAAGGCAATCCGAATACTTTGTGATGGAGCAGTCATCGTTAGTACACTCGCAAGTCTTAAAGCCCATGCCGCAAGATAATGGTGGCTCCATACAAGGAAGCAGGGCGCCGATTATTTCAGGAGGACACTCACACTCTAGACCCTCATCCACGAGAACATCGCAGTCGTTGTCTTGGCCGTCGCATGCTTCGATTGATGGACGGCGAGCGGTACAACCTATCCAGCGACCTTCAACGCAAACTTCGATGCCTCTCTCGCAGTCAGTCACGCATTCCTGAATAAGCTCTTCATCGATGTCTCCGTCGCAATCATTATCTATGCCGTCGCAAATGTCTTGCAGTAAAGGTCCACACTCTCCACACTCATTTAGTTGGTTCTCATCTACCTCATCGTCACAGTCGTTGTCTATTCCGTCGCAAATCTCATCAGAAACAATGCAAGTTATACATTCCCCATAATAAAGCCTGCCTTTGTCGCACCTTACCTCTTGACGTCCCGATACACCTGCTGCATCGCAGTCGTAGTACATCGTAAAGTCCTCGTTGATGCCTGGTGGGCAGTCAAAGGCGTGGTTGCAACTGCTCTCATAGATAATCTCTGCTGGTGGGCAAGTGTCGTCCAGGTTTCTATCACAAGGAACATGGTCTTCTCCGCAGATGTCCAAGATAGCATCCTTTGCCAAGATTTCAGTTCCAACTGGTGGGCAATACCAAGTCTGCTGCTGACAACAGCGAGGAAAGCATTCACAATAGTCCTCGTCTATGTTCTGGACGTCGGCACAAGGGTCAACGTAGACATCAACTGTGATGTCTGGGATTTCTATGATTTGCACGTCCGGAGACAAAAGGTCAACAGATAGACCTACACGTAAGTCATTTGTATCGCCTTGCTGTGGTACAGTATCAGCGCATGCCGCTAAAACCAGCAGAAAAGGTATGTATTTCATTACTTCTCCATTTTACTTTTGATAAAGGATTGTACCGAGTGCGGAAACAAGTCCTCTGCAATCTCCAGGCATGCCTCTGCGACCTGCTGGATTTCCCACTGTGCCCCTGCGTGAGACCGAAGAGATACAAACTTGAGCAAGTTGTGCAGATTGACGGTTCCATAATACTGAGTATACAAGTTTTGAGGCAGAACACCTCTTGCTTGCTCCCTACAAACTCCAGACTTCAGCATCTGATCAAATAGTTTCATACACTCTTGATGATGCGCTTTCACTAAGGCTGAGGCGCCTGCAGAAATAGGCAGGCCAGACCTGTTGTACTCTACAATTGGGTTTATCAAGTCGTCAGTGCTGGCCTGCCTGTTACTCTTGTGCTGCTGTCTAAACTCTTTAGGTTCATAAAAGTTGATATCTACAGACGTATAGCGTCGAGAGATCTCATTATATGCCCAAGTACGGTGTCTATGGTGCTGACTACGTATAAAGAGAGGTACTGTAAACCTAAATGTGATAGCACAGTGCTCAAAAGGAGAACTATGGTTATGATCCATAAGGTAGTTGATAAGTTTGATATCCTTCTCATCTACTTCTTCTTTTTCCGATCCGAAAGATACCCTTGCTGCATTGACAACCGACAAATCTGAACCCATATGTGAAACGTACTCAACCGCACCTATCTTGTCGTCAAAGAGTTCAACCCTCATCCGGCCTCCTATACACTCCCACCACATAGTTTTCTAGGATCATGTGGTGGGTTTTATCTTTCAGCTTCACTTCCTCAATCATGGTTCTATCAACAATAATCTTCTTGTTGTCGATGTTCCCAAGCTTGAGGTACTTGAACTGAGGGCTACAATCAGATGCAACATCAATCACAGTTGCTTCAATGTACCTGTCTTCCTCCGGCTTGAAATCGTCAGGAAGCAGTACTCCAGTGGCTGTCTCATTCTTTACGACATGAGGCACCACCAGGAGGTGCCTATTTACTGGCTTGAGCTGGAATGGTACACCGCTCATGCTAAAATTCTCCCCATAGAGCGTTGGCACTTGTTTACGTAATCAGTCAAGACCTCCATGTCTGTCTCAGATTTGTAGAGACGGTAAGCCTTCACAGCCAATCTCATCTCTTCTTTCGACAACCATCCGTTCTCGTTATATGACTCTCTCAGGTCTGAGCGCTGCTCCTTGAAAGGTTCCATAGCGTCCTCAATGGCCACGAAGGTCTTGATGTAGTTTGAGAGGTGTTCCTCTTTGGTTAGCAATTTGTCGTTGTTAGAACTCATAATTTCTCCTTTATTGTTGAGTTGCATTATAATAATAGTACATTTTGTCGTACTTGTCAAGTAGTTTTATACGAATTTTATTTCGCATGCTCCGCCAGCACAGGCAACTTCACCTGCTAGGTTGGTATTATCCTCGTCCTCAGAAACCTGAGTGAGGTCGATGTTAGTAAGTGAGGCCATCATAGCTTCATAAGTCTCCTTTGAGCAATCTTCGAATGGTGCCTGAGTATAGGTTCCGCCGTTGTAGGGGAGAACCGATAAACCGTTATAGCTAGCTCTATTATCCCACATCCACTCGCCTACGTCAACCCATTCCGCATCTTTTATTGATACAGTTGCTGAGATGTTGTGGGTGTTCTGTCCCTTGCGGAATCCTGGCTTTACCCACTCGTCTGTCACAAATTTTACTCTCTTGAGTAGTTGCAGTGCTGATTCTGTTCTCATGATTGACCCTTCTGGAGCCTTCTGAGGAATAGAGATGACTGCAGTAGTGTGAGGGCTGAAATATTCGTCCTCTACCAACTCTGGGTGGTTATTCAGCAGGTGCGTATAGATAGGTTCGTTTTTACCTACACGGATACGACGGATGTAATAGTCGTTATGCCATGCGTGAATACCCGAAGAGGTTCCAAGTGTCAGGCTAGTGGTCCCTGCAGGTTTCACACAAGTTGTTCTAGCTGCCGGCTTGATGCCAATAAGCTCCGCTACTCTTGCGTTCTCTTTCTTTACTCCATTGGCTGCTTCCTTCATATCAAGCTCCAGAACAGCTCCAGAAGCGATACCAGTCATAGATACACCAATAAGTGCGTCTTTTTCTGTGGTTCTGCGCCAAATGTCGCGAAGATAGTGAAAATCTGTATAGCTGGCCTGTAATGTTCCAATGAACGTTGCTGCTCTCACTCTTTCATTGAGGTCTGCTTGGTCCTCCACGTTAGAAACATTTACTTCTGTAAGGTTGCAGAATTGGTATGGACGTAAACCAATCTCACAACAAGGGTTGGTTCCCCAGTCTTTATCATTTGAAAAATAAAAACCAGGCTCTCCAGCGCCAGAAGCCTTTACTCTGTCCCAAAGGTTCATAAAGTAATCTTTATCTATCTTGTGGCGTAATAATACAACAGAGTTGTTGGCTCTACCTCGTTGTGGATTGGTTTCCCACCAGTTTCCTGTTTTGGCTGCAATCATGTCTTCGTCATCTGCTGAGAATAGAGAAATGAGTGCTGCTCTTCTGATACCGCCTGCAAGAACTGCGTCTGCGATGTGGCAAATCATGTCGTGCACTTCGATTGTAGAAAGCTTCTCACCGTTTTCACGGTTTGAGAGAATACCCTCTAACTTGACCAAGCATTCTTTGAGAGGTTGTGGGCCTGGAGCTTTACCGCCTGAAGTGATTAGTGCCGCTCCCTTTGGTCGAATGTCCGTGAAATCAAATCGAAGGTGTGAGCCACCCTGAAAGTAAGACCGAACAAGTGCTTTCACTGCGTCTGCCCAGCCCTCAATCGAGTCATTGACTAGGAAGCGACGTGTTCTGTTCATGTTTGGCTTGGTAATCTCTGGTAGTTTCTCTACGTGGTGCTTTTGTACAGAATACCCGACGCCTGTTCCTCCGAGAAGCAAAAACATGGCTTCACCGAAGCATCGCCAGTCGTCTGTAGGCATGAAAGCGCAGTTAAAGATGCGGTTTGGAGCCACTTCGATTGGTTTTCCGCCAAACTGCATAGACCTCATTGATGGGAGTACTTTTCTATCGAAGACCATCTTGTAGGCCTTGATGATTTGAAGTTTCAGTTCTGGAAACTTCTTTAGATGCATGTTCATATTTCGCGTTACTAGTTCATCCCACGTCTCTCTCCTCTGTTCACTCTCCAGGTACCTTGCGTACTTCATGTGCACTGTTATTTCTGATAATATTTGATTCGATAATTCCATTTATTTCTTTCCTCCTTCTTTCTTGAATACTTGGTATTTTTCCTTCAAAGCATCTAACCTGTCCTTTGAAGATTTTTGAATTATATCATTTACTGTTTCACCTGTCTGAGACAGGACTTTGATGGTCACACTAGCGGTATCCATGAACAAAGGATACACGAGTCCATCCGGGCCGTTTCTGTTCTTTGCTACAAAGATACGACCAGTGTTATTGTTCTTGTCCTCTACCGTTCTAGAAACAGTAAAGATAAAATCTGCTACAAAGCATTTGTTGAATGCCTCCGAAATCGATTCCATGGTAATCACTTCGGCATTCAGACCAGATCTGTTTGTTTGTGATGCTGTCCAGAGTGGACACTCGCAAATTTGAGCCAATCCTCTCAACTCTTCATAAATAGTTTCGAGTTGGTGTCTTTTCTCATCTTTTCGGCTATTTTCTGGCTTGATTAGGTCTCCGTAGTCCACGATGATCATGTCTGGGACGAAATCTCGGCGTTTTAGCTTCTCAAGGTGATTTTTGATTGTTTGGATACTAGCGCTTCTGGTTGGGTATTCTTTGACGATAAGACGACCCTGGACATCTTTTATCTCATCATAAATCTTCTCTTTGAAAACTGCTAGGTTTTTCAGTTCAACGCCAGTAATAGCAGCGTCATAACGACCAGCAACAATAGTGTCACCAAGTTCCAGTGTGTAGTGTAATACATTTTTGCCGGCCTTAACTGCCTGCGCCCCAAGATGTACGAGGACCATTGATTTGCCTGCACCAGTAGGAGCCACAACAACGCCAAGCTCCCCTTTACCAAGACCTCCCTTAGAAATGTCATCAATATCTGCCCATCCTGTTGTTACTGGGTCTCTTGCTTTCTTTACAAATCTCGCTTCGAAGTCTGCAAGATAGTCATAACCCATCGTGTTGTCTGATCCCAACTTGAGAGCGTCGTCGATAACTTTCGACACCTCGTCAAAGGAAGACGACTTAATTAGTTCAACCGACTTTATCAAAGCGCCTTTTAGCTTCTGTTTCTTGCAGAAGTCGAGGGAAGTGTCCTTGATGTACTCAACTGAATCAGGCTCGGTACCGCTGGCCAGAACTCTTGCGTAATAATCCCTGATTCTAGTCTTTACTGACTCTGGCTCACCATCTAGTCCTGTTCGGATGATGGATAGCATAATTTTAGAGGTCGGATGTACGCCATATCTTTTTCTGTAATCCTGTATCTTTTGGATAAACACTCTCAAATGCTTTAGTTCCAAAAAGTTAATGTCTAAGACTTCGAACATTTGATCCGCAAATGGACGGTCGTTCAAAATCATGTGGCATAGGTCTTCCTGAAAAGACTTACCAAATTTGGAGAAGCTTGTATCTTGTTCCATGTTTATCCTTTGTTACTTATACAGTATAACAGGTTTTACCGAGAAAAGGAAGAGATAATATTGTTAAATCTCTGGTCTAGGTCTTGGGTGCTTACGGTGAGAACTCCGTCTTGGATCATTAGTTTTCTCATTTCCGTTTGATTGTAGTGGGGGCTATATTGCTCAAACGTATCGTCGATCCCTTGTTTGGCTTGAATTGACAACATTGGTGAGGATAATTGCATAATATCATAATTGTTTTCTATTAACTCCTTTGATTCTAAAATGTTTGTATACACTTTTTGATTATTTTCCGGCTTACTGCATTCAGCCAGAATGCTCTCTAAGTAGTGCGTCTTCTCCTCTTTTAGGAAAGGAAATTTCTTTGCTACTGTCGGCAGGCCCACTCTAGGCACTCCTGGTAGGTTGTCTGAGGAGTCCCCGACGATAGCCCTTGCGAGAGCGAAATTCGTGGGGTGGATGTTGAATTTCTCTACTACACTGTTCTTATTTAGATACTCTTTCTGGATAGGTCTGTGCAGGATTGTCTTATCATCTAATAACTGAATAAAATCTTTATCTGCTGAGACAATGACCTTCTGCCACTCTGCAAACATAGGAGTATTCTTTATGTAAGAAATAACGTCGTCTGCCTCTACGTGGGGCTCCATGAACTGGATCATCGGAGTGTTATTGAAATACTCAATCACTCTCATTTGCTGCCACACTTTATTATCTGTTAGTTCCTCTGGACTCATGCCCACTTGTCCCCAGTTGGTGCGTGGTGGCTTACGGCCTCCCTTGTAAGATTTGTTCATTGCTCTCCGCTTTTGGGAGCCTCCCTTACCGTCCCATACTAATACTACCAAGTCTGGCTTGATCTCTCTAGTCAGCTTGTTTGTGATGTTGATAAACGTCCGGATGCCGCCGATAGGGTCGCCATTGGGGTTCTTACTTGGGTCTACGATATAACCTCTAATAAACTGGTTATATGCGTCTACAATCATTACTCTATTCATCTTCTTCTCCATAAAAAAAGCCCGCCAGAAGAGGCGGGCTGTGTAGTGGCTAATCTTCGGCCGGAGTTTCATCCGGATCGTAGAAGTCGCCTGCGTTGCCTTCTCTATTCTTGAACTTCATAATAACATCTTCTTCAATAATAGTCAAGACACTTTCTCTGAATTTTTCACTCTCAAGCTTAGTGACCCACTGTTTGCGCTGGAACTTTTCCTTAGACCCATCATTGTGGATTAGCGTAAACCATGCACCAGACTGTTCAAGTCTTTCAGAGATTTGGATTGCATCGAACCAACTTTCTTCATCTTGGACACCAACGGCATCATCTCCCCACAGGATCTTGAAGTTGCAGGTTCGGCCGTGGGTCCCGAAACGAGACTTCTCCAGCTTTACCTTTACTTCAGATCCAATGCGGAAACCATTGTCATCAACGATGAAACTAGCTTTGGCTTTTCTTGCGGTGAGCCACACACGGAGCGAATAAGCATAAATCATAGCTTTTCCACCTGGGGTCGTGTATGGTTCAGTCATAGCCTGCGCTGGTGTTCTTGCTCCCAGGTTAGTCTTCAATTGATTGAGGACTAGGAAGGTAGCGTTCGCATCAGCGATAGGGATAGTTAGTTTGGACATTCCCTTGGCTAGGATTCTAGGCTTTACCGCCATCGAGGACTGAGGATTGAAGTCGCCATCAATATCAGAAATCGAGGGAGTAAGAGCCAAAGAATCCCAAATGAAAAGCCACTTGTTACCAGTAGCTAGCAGTTCTTCGATGGTTTCCAGGACAAACTCAACAGACGCTGCTTGGACATACATAAGCCTGTCTAAGTCGCAACCTGCTCGCTCCATAAAAGAAGGATCAATGGCAGACTCTGAATCAAAGTATACCACATCAATACCCATCTTTTGAGCGTTCCCAGCAATCTGGGCAGCCAAAAATGACTTACCAGTACCAGGAAGGCCAGCAATCTCTGAGATTTTACCCACAGGAATACCAGCGTGTCTGCCCTTGCAAATAATGGCATCGAGCCATTTCGAACCAGTAGGAATCCACTCATTCACTTCTGTTGGGTTGTTGTCCTGAAGTGAATGAGCAACCTCTCTACCAGCTTTCTTATTGATAATGCCTCGGATAGAGGCAATATCTAAAGCACCCTTTTTTAGTTTGGAAACCTTAGCCATTTGCTATTTCAATCGCCTCCATTGCAGTCTTCACAGAAAAAAGCTGATACTTGGTATAAAGGTCAGATACCTTTTGATTGATTTTATTCCAGATCGCTTGATTCTCCACAATAATGAAGGTTCTGTAGTTTGCGGCTGCAAATTCTTTTTGGAAAATTTGCTCAAACTCCCCCAATACGTCTGCTTTCGCAAAGTCCCAAAATTTCTTGACCTCCGAGAGGGCAATATTAAGGGAAAACAAGGGCCCTCCATTTTCGCAATAGCCATTATCAACCTTGACTACGCAGTTAAGTATGGCACGTAAAACAACAGGGAGAAAATCTTCCAAAATTGCGCTTTTGACCTGTAGCATCTCGGTGATGTTGCCATCTACCTCAGTCAGTGGTGGCATCGTGAATCTGTGATAAATATACCTTTCAGAATCCTTCATATTCACAGGCTTGGTGAACCTCGCCTTCGAATGCTTTCTCAATACCCGCTTAGAATCAAAACCAGGAATAGTAGCCCAAGAGGATTGAACATAATCACAAATCTCCAAAGTTGTGTCAGCAATGCTGACAAGTTGGTTTGCAACTTCTCGGTGCGCTCCTTTGGCGGGCCAAAAATCAGTTACAATTCTTGCGCCCTTTCTTCTAGCCTTGTTCGCGTATTCAGGATCCTGTCCGTCATATGAGTTGAGTCCAAGATACTGAGCCAAAAGCGCTGTGACCTCGGTGATGCTAGAGTTAGCTGGTATCACCTCAAGTGTTTGAGAATATTTCTCATGCTGCTTGAAACCGATGTTCCCAGCGGCTTTAACCAAATTGGTTTTCAAGTTATCAAAATCTCCTCTAACGTTATGCTCGGAACGGATTTCTTGAGGCGTTCGAGCATTAATCGCCGTTGCAACCTCTCTTCTCTCGTTCAAATCTTTAAAGAACGAGTCCTCCGTCAGAACCATTCTACAGGACTGGAACTGAAAACCTATCTTAGACACTCCTTGCAAGATGTCTGAGATTTCTTGCAAAATTGCTGCAGTGGTATGCTGACCATCCCATGTGCCGCTAAACAAGGTTGAACAAGTAAATTTTACCCACCCTTCCTTTTCGTTGTATTCGAAAGAAGATGGATCGATAGTTATTTCCATCCCTCCGCTTTTCACAGAAAGTCCTTGCTTTTCACGCAAAGAATGTCTAATCGCGACAATCTTTGGAGAGTTTACATCCAAATCTCTCGGTTGAGATTTGCTCTTCGGAATTTTCGATAGATCTCCGGGGTTGAGGGCATCAATGCAAAAAATATATTGCATAACCCCCTTGTTGTTTAGTGGTATTTTAGCCACTGTTGAATTTTTGCTCAAATTGAGCTTTATTGTGTTTGTATTCATAATGTTTTATCCTTTCAATGGTATCTTGGGATCCAATCATTCATCATTAGAAATCAGTGGCCTATGGTTAGCTTCGTAACTCCCTCATTATTATACAAAGGGCCCCTGTAAGCCGGGCCCTCCTGCGCTGTAATCTTATTGACTCAACAGGTCGTTGAATGCATTCTCCACCGAGTCCGAAGACGTGGTAGTTGCGGTGTTGCCACCAAACTTCTCTACCTCTGAGTTTCCAGTGTCACCCGAAAGGAACTGGTCCATAATAGACTGAACTTCTTCAGTTGTCTTACGCTCAAAGATTTCATCAAAGTTTGGAATGGTTTCCAAAAGCTCTGCGCATCGGTCATCTCCACCAACAGCATCATCACAGAGAGCAGTCTTTCGAGGCCGAGGTCGAATGTCGGTGCGGGGGAAACTTGCACCAGGCAGCTTGCCGTACATCAACTTCAGGTCGTTACCGTTCTCAGGGTCTGTGATATCACCATAGTCAGGGTCAAGGACGATTGTAAGAAGCTTTTCATAAGCCATCTTTCCGTATCCCCAAACTCGAATGCCTTCTGCTTCTTCGCCGCGGACCAATACCGGGGAAAAGAAACGTTGCTTTGCAAACATCTCCTTTGCTTGCTTTTTACTGTCCTCTGTACCTTCGTTCCAAAGCTTGTTGGCGAAGTTGCAGGTTGGGCAGTCATCCCCAAAGTTGCGCTTTGGGCAGAGAAAAGATTGACCACCAACACCGTAGTGAAAAAACTTTTCCTTGAACGGGTCGCCGTCCTTCGTGGAAACGATACGGATATTGCTTTCTCCGTCCTCTGGGCGCCAGAAGTTTTTCTTTCCGTCTCCCTTTCCGTTAAGTTTATCGAGTTTCGCTTTCATAGCGTCTAAATTAAGTGCCATTGTTATTACCTCCTATGGTATGTTGTTTTTTTTGCACGTTTGGCTATAGCAGGTCAGCAAATCTCCTGACCAACTGTTTATATAATATCAGATTTTGTTGTCTGTGTCAACAACTATTTGTTGAATTTTTGGAGAAAAGTATTCTACGTAAATGTAGTCATCCTCATATTGTGTTGGATAGATCCCGAATGAGACCTTTGTTTCTTCTGTGATTCTTGCTTTTACTTTGTTTGTGATTGTTCTAAACAAGTTTTCTTCCGTTCTAAGTTTTTCTTCGTTGATACCAAAATAGTATACCACTTCTACCTCCTGTTTGAAAGGAAAAAGTAGCTTTTCTTGATTGTCTAATGATCCCAAGGCGATAGTGGTCACTCTACAACTCGGCTTCGGCCTGGAAAAGGTTGAAGTCACAGGTTTCGTGTTCCGAAAAACGTCCATCATGTAGTAACTACTTGTAAATACACGGTTTATTTGGTCATAGTAGTCGAACACGTTTGTTGAACCTGCGACCTTTTCCAGCTCAACATTAGATACAAGGCATATCTTACCAAACAAGCCACTTCGGGCATAATTTTGCAAAATGCCCATCGTAGCTCTTTCGGCGAGAATTTTCATCTCAGAAAGTACCTCTGTTTCAGGCATAAAGTATACAATATCCATTTTCACACCTCTTTTGTGTAGAGAGTGAAGTGCACGTAAAGTGATGCCCGATGAATCAGATGCTCCGCAAAGAAATACGGTGCAACTTTTTTCGATTGTTCCCAGCCATTTCTCTAGCTTCTTCATATCCATTGATTCGTACTCTTCAGGGCCGTCGAGTTCGGGTAGATTGAAGTGGTATTTCGTTGTTTTTTGGTTCTCGGTGCATATCGTATACGGTTTATACGTTTTGTACTCGCCAAGCTGTCTTACAACATTACTGCCTGCCGTTCCTATACCCAATATTGTCTTCAAATTGCTAAATCCTTTAGATCGCCGAATGTTTTGCCGATCTTGCAAGTACTCATAAAAGGGCCCCAAGGTGTTTCCTCGAATTGCTCTTTTATCTCTTTTAACATTATAGCATCTTTTTTGCACATGTCAATAATAATCGAATCGTGCAGTGTAAACGCTATTTGGCTTTTTTTGCCCTTTAGCATCTTCATAATCTTGTATGCGTTTTGTATAACTATATCAGAAGTCGTCGATTGAAGCAAGTAGTTTTGTGCTTTTCTTTCGTCCACGGCAAGTCTTCTGCCAAATGGCGTTGTAAGCACCTGGTCCTCTGCCGCAAAAAAATCTCGAAAAATTTGCCGCGAAAAAAATTCGTCAAATCGACTTTCGGAACTCGAAGGATTATACAACCACGCAAACAACTCTACCTTCGCTTTTGAGCGCTCTATCTCTCCATTGAACACATTCTCTGTCACCCATGCGTGAATGTCCTCCTGTGGCTGTTCTCGACCTGATAGAGCCATTAGCGTTCTTACTTCTGCCGCGTTTAGGTCTAGCTCCACGAAAGCATCGTTCTGAGGGGTTATTTTATACCTCTCTTCCTTCTTTAGGGTCATAATGGGTACTGAACCCTTCTTGGTGGTTAGTCTTCCTGTTGCCGAGCCAAAGATGTTGTATTGAACTCTGCCTTTCTTGCCTTCGAACATCAGGTCTTGGCGTCCAATCTCAGCCGTCAGGACATGTGCCTTGTGAAGGATGTCATAATCGTCCTCGCGCTTGGTTGCCTTGTGGAGAGAGTGTAGTGCCTGCTCTCTCATCTTGAACCACTTGGTTAGTTGGTGTTCGGGAAGCAAATCAAAGAAACACTCTTCTGTTAGGTCTATTTTTGCTGTCGCGGCGGCTTTACCTTGGGCCAGCATCTTCTTTTTGTACTCTTCGTACAGCTCAGGGTCGATTGAGTAGGTCGAGAGGTCGTCGTCCTTCAGGGAAAGGAAGAGATAGCGAAAGTTCTCGTCCTCAAGCATGGGTGAGTGTTTCCAAGCAAGAAAATAGCGGTTTGCCGTTTCTTCTACGCCCTCAAATAGAAAAGCACCTCTGTGAAAGATGCCTTTGCAGTTGTCTTTTATATCTAATGTCTGTAAAATCAACGATAATCCTTTAGTGTTGTCGGCTTGTAACTGTTTATTTGGCCTCGGGCGTTATAAACCTTCTCAAGGTGAGCCGAACAGAAAGAAGCTATCTTTCCTAGTCCTG